CCACGTAATTCTTTGAGTCCTGGACCTCGACCTTGCATTCCTGAGACCACGTGAGCTTCACTTCTTCCTTGAAAGCTAAGGCCTGAATCTGATTGATCTGACTTTGGCACACACCAACACCTAAAAGATCTCTAGATCTGCCGTTACATTGAAGATTGAGCTCTAATCTCTCTTCTGACTTGAACGCCATGAATCCCCAACCCGTGGATCCTTCCTTATCGAAGGCTTGAAAATATAAAGGGCAGAATCCCTTCTTCTCTAATTCCGTTGGCTCATAGGTGTAATTGTAAGTATGACCCACACCACCAAACCAATCCTTATCGACATTCTCTACACTGAATGTTCGGTGACATGAGGATATCTGTAAGAGATTCAGTGTCGCTTTTGACTGAATATTGATCACTTGCTTTGGTTGAATCTCAGTCCAGGAAAAACCGTCGTAATAGTTTGATCCTAAGCCTAGGATGATATCTGCTTTGTACGTGTAAAGAGGGTCCACCGGCTTTTGTTCCAGTAGACCCCCGAAGGAAGAACAACCACTAATAGCTATCGCCATTCCAAAGCTAGCAATTAGAAGCCAGATAGTTCTCATTTTACTTTGTTTGCTACCACAACTAGGCTGCCCATGAAGTCAGATACGTAACTCAATATATACACCAACATATCTAAGCCTTTTTTCAAAGGCACTAGAAGTGATGCGGGTGCTGCCGTGGGGAAGAATCTTAACAGAAACTCTAATGCTGCAACGACTGATACCATAACACCAGCTGGGATATTATGAAGGAACAAAGCGATCTTATCAAGAAAGCTGCCAGTCTCGGGGGGAAGTGACGCCTGGGCCATCACTAGCGAAGGAATTATTGCCACGTAAAATGCTAAAAGCCTATTTTTCATACAATCTCCTCGATAGTTCGGAGATTTTATCATCAAGCTTATCTAACTTACTTTCAAGTCTGTCTAGACGAAATTCCTCAAATTCTTTTAACGACTCGGCCTCAGTGTGCACCTGGTCCTTAGTCACGAACGTGGTATAGAAGAATATCACGACCGACACCAATGCCGCCGTCACGGCTAAAAGCACGTGTAGTATTGTGGCACTGGTATCGATATATCGCGTGATCCGGTCCATTCTCAGTAATATTCCTCAACGATAATAATACCAGTTCCACCGGCTCCACCAACCTGAGCCGCACCACCCGTACCTGCTCCGCCAGCCGTTCCAGCAGTACTTGAAACGGTATATTGATATGTTGCAGCAGGACCTGCAATAAAGAATTCGACGTATCCACCCGATCCACCGCCGCCGCCAGAGAATTCAGCACCAGCGTTGGGAGTTCCCGCGCCACCACCGCCGCCACCAGTTTCAGCAGCACCAGCACCGCCAGCACCAGGACCAACGCCGTTTCCAGAACTTCCCGCACCACCGAAATAACTAGATCCACCTATGCCACCAGCAAGGAATGCCGTATTAGCTGCGGCAACTTGTTCTTGAGCACCACCACCGCCGCCACCAACAACGGCAACGATCTTTGTGACAGACGCATCTACAGTAACAGCACCACCAGCGCCGCCGTTGGATCCGAATACGCCTACAGCACCACCACCGGCAGATCCCAGTGTCGTTACACCACTACTGTCTTTAAACGTTGCCGTAGTTCCAGCACCGGGAGCGGATCCAGCTGCAAGACCAGATCCTGCGCCACCACCACCGCCACCAACCATTCTTACCCGAATAGCTACACAATCAGCCGGAGTCGTGTAAGTCGCAGCAGAGCCGTTCGTTAAACGCTGAACTGAGAAAGTATTCAGAGCAATTGTTCCGGTCTTTTTAGGCAACGTCAGAATAATGTCACTTGAGATCGCAGGTCCTTGAACCTTCGCGGTCTTTGTCGCTGACGATGATGCAAAATACATCGCACGCCAGCCATTGGTCGTCGTTATTCCAAAGTCATAGGTATTATGCGCACTCGGCGTTAAGTTTGACGACCAAAAGCCCGTAGCTGTCAGCACGTCGGATGAGGCATTCCCTAAAGTGGTATTACCGTTTAAGTTAACGTTACCAGCACACGTTAAAGCACTGATGGATAAATCCTTAGTGCCGTCACTTACACCGTTCACTAAATCAGTGAAGTTCTGATTCACTTGCGTGCCATCAGCCGTCGTTGAGTTTGAAAATGTATATGTAACACTTGGTGATGCCATTTATTGCTCCCCTAATTTATTAAGTCTACGTTGCAACGTTAGATTATTAGAACCAGAAATCACACTAGGCGCAATACCTGCGGCTTTACTATTCAATACCGATTCTAATTTAGAACCAGCCGAACTTAGGCCACCACCAACCATCGGTTGACCATAATATTGCACAACTCGACCAGCAGCACCGAGTTCTTTCATGACCCTGTCCATAGCTCCAGTGGCAACTTCTAAACCAGAAGAAGTCCCAGACGGATTGAAATCCTTCGGTAAAGATTCAGCTACCGTTCTTAAGTTTTTGAGATCAGATGATTTTCCACTTCCCAAAAGAAGCTGTAAACTCTCTGGCTGTTTAACTTTATTCTGTAATGTATTTATCGCACCAGAAAAACCAACGTTTTTGTCGGCACCGCCGGCGGCAATATCTCTCAGTTCAGTTAGTTTCTGACCTCGAAGGATATTAAAAAGATGCGGGTATTTCGTGGCTAATGCAGTTGTACCTTCAGGTGCACTTAAATCAAGAAGCTTACCCGGAAGGCTAGCGGCCTCGGTATTCTCTAAAGTCTTAGCAAAAGTACCAGGGCCGTTACCAGCATATTTCGGCAAACCAGCCGTGTTAATGATATCTCTGGCTTCATTCATACCAGAAGCATAGGAACGTCTAGCACCCTTATATGTTCCGATTATTTCGTTTGCAGCTTTTTCAGCTGAAGATTTTGTCGGCAAATTTTCAGTTGCGGAAGATAATATACTTCGATTTTCAGTGTTCTTTAAAAAACCAGAAAGCTTGCCTAAAGCATCAACAGCGTTTCCGTCACCGGATTCCGCGGCTTTGCTCAGAGCTTTGCCAACATTTGATTTCACTGACTGCAGATCAGATAAAGTTTCGATCTTATTTAGTGATTTCAAGTAAGGCGAAATTGCTTCTTTTCCAGGTAGGTCTTTAGCCACAACGTTCATTCGATTGACATTGTTCAACAACCGTTTGGCGGCCTTTGGATCTAATAAAATATTTTCAGCAGATGGAGCTAATTCCTGAAATGCTGCAACTGCAGGATCTATTTTCTGGCCAAAACTAGATAATATTTCATTCCTAGCAGACTTTCCGGCTTCCATGGAACTTTGCCCAGAGGCTTCGCTGAATAAACCTTGAGATTTATTGTCTAGAGCCTCTCCTATGGGACGGGTAACTTTATTCCTGAAATACTCACCCGATAAAGTCGGAGACTTCTGAAGTGATTTTTCTAGCGTTTGATATTGAACTGAATCCGACAACATACCTCTGGACGGTTTAAATCCCAAAGCATCGGCCGCTTTTTTAACTTCTTCAGCATTAGCCTTAAGTTTTCCCGACAACGACGACCCAATATTTTGCAAACCGCGGGATGCTGCCTTCGCACCTTCCATACCGCCTTGCAGTAGTCCGCCGACGGCCGCACCAGTTCCTATCTGTTGAACTGCATCTTCGGCAGAATCAGCAGACCCCAAAGCACTTAGAGACCCCTGGACACCACCAATTCTAGCGGCTCCGCCAATGCGCGAAAGAGCTGTATTGCCGCCACCCATGGGAGCCATCAACAGAGCTCCCGGAACGGATCCTAAAAGCTGGCTGCCAGCAGACAACCAAGGTGATTCTTTGGCTTGTTGGGCTCGATCTTCCATCGTGGTGGCTCGACCTTCGGAAAAACCCTGCTTCATTGCAGAAGGAAGCTCCTTCAGTCGGTCAAGTAAGCCCTTGTCGTAATTCTGGTTCGTTAACTGATCACCAGCCCTACCGATAGCGCCGCCAACGCCGCCAAAAAACGGAGCCGACCCCATTAAAACATCATTCGAAAGCATGCTAGCCCGAGATTTACCGCCATCGTCTTTCGAGTTAAATGTAGATATTTTGTGGAGAGCATCGTCACTAAGTGAACCTAAAGCATGATCTACCGATTTTGCTTTCGATATCGCCATTAAGTCCGCATCGGAAAACGTATCTAATACGTGATCTGGAATGTCGCTCATTTATTACCCTGTTGTCTGAGTTTCAACATTTGAGCAGCCTTGTCTTGCAAAGTCATACCGCTAGCCTTTGATTCACCACCACCAAAAACGCTTTGAAATAGATTGCTAAGACCAGACCCAGCGGCCTTCTTCTCTGCCACCCGTTTATCCACATTAGCTCTAGAATCAGCGATAAATTTTTCATCAACACCAAACGGTTGAATCACATATCGCGGATCAACTTTGTTTTTTGCCGATATATCTGCATACTGGGAATCAACTCTTTGTTGCTGAGCCATTTGCGATGAGTACATATTATTGGCTTCTTTTAGGAAGTCTGCCCGCTGATCATCGGTTAATTTCTGACCAGTCAAAGCCTTGTTGTACATGTTCAAATATTTTGAAGCCATAGGTCCAGCTTGTTCAGCTGTCGCGTATTCACCCTCTCTCACTGAAGAGTTGGGATCATTCATTTTCATGATACCGAAGATCAAAGACATATCGCCGACGGCCGAAGGGCTTTGTGCGGATCTTAATATCTTGTTGTAGTTGTAAGCAATGCCTTGAGTATTTTTGGTGACAGGCAAATTGCTGTATTCTTGGCGAAGATCAGAAGCTATTTTATTAGCCTTCCCGCCACCTTGAAGTTCATCAACAATCTTATCACCTTCTAAACCCTTAAGTCTTGTCTCAGCCTTCATTTGACCAGGCTTTAAAGGATTCAATACTTGGTTTTCAAATTGTTTTCCGGCCGTTGATGCCTGAACACCTTGAGTTTCAGCCATAGTTTTTTCGTTATCTCTAATACCTTTTTCAACACCAGCAATTTGCTGAAGCCCTGATAATAAATCATTAGCCTGAGCAGCACTTGTTGAATCAGGTAGTGCTTTGCCAGTTATTCTTTGAAACTGCTCTCGGGCCTGCGTAGATATCGGGTGTGTTGGATCACTCATGGCTTGATTGCGTTGCTGCTCTTTATCCAATGCCATTCCGGCAGCGGTGTTTTCCTTGGATTTTTTCAGAACATCGTAAATGCCACCAATGGCACCAACAACGCCGCCCAAGGCTCCGGACATATCACCGTAACGAGTCTGTTGTGGTTGTGCTACTGCAACTGCATTAGTATCCCCTTCCCATCGCTCTCTTAAAGGCTGGTGTCATGTCCATCATCGATGAACCTTGACCGGACACATATCCGCCGCCCATTGGAGAGCTCGATTGTGATCCCATCCCAAGACCAAAACCCTTACTCATTTCAGAGCCACCAACGATACCGCCAGAATGTTGATCACCAGAGGGAGATCCGCCACCAGAAAATAGTCCTACGATATCTTTCACCATACCGATTCCACCCATTCCAGGGGCCGATCCTTGACCGGGTTTTTTAACATCAACCGCCATATTGTCCACCTTGATTTAATTGAGCCAAACGTCTTTGCATTGGAGAATCACTATCCGGAACACTCGTGGGATTTTGCGTCTCACCAGGATTTAGTCTTGATCCAAGCATATTCCCGAGTTTTCCAGCAGCAGGTCCGCCGAGATAATCTCCGAAAGCACCACCAACCAAGCCGCCAAGCGATCTTATTAGACCGCCGCTGTTTCCACTTTCTTTTGCACCACTGACATCAATTGCCATACATACCCCTTAGAATATTCGGCTAGAATCTCCGCCGTTAGAGAGACCCAATCCCAAGAATCCACCCTGACCAAACAATCCAGGTCCTGGTTTGTTATATTCTTTAAGTGCGAGCTCTTTATTGAACTGAGTTGTGTTCGCATCAAGTAATGCTTGAGCGCGAGCTAGATCCAATTGCTGATTCATATCAGTAGCTTTATTTCCAAGGTCTGTATTTGCCATACCTATTTGATTAGCCAACTGAGTGTTGTAGCTATTTGCCTGCTGATCACGTCCCAACTGACTCTCTTCAGCCGCTTGTTGGAATTGCAGTTCTTGGTTATTCAATTGGTTTTCCTGAGCCGCACGGTTCATGCCGAGCTCTCGTTGAGCACCCAATTGCGCCTGCAAAGCAGCACCGGAATTAGACGCACCCATGGAAGCAAATCGTCTATTGATAGCATCATCGGCTTGTTGCCCTGCTGCCGTGTTCTGACGGTTAAGCTCGTCTCTTTGTCCAGACATGAACTTCGCCCGCTGAGCCATCAATTCAGGATTAGCTTGAGCCGCTTGCATCTGCTGTGCTGGCGCACCGTAAGCATTGTACGAAACCGGCTTGGCATTGCCTATCAGATCAAGGGCCTTCTGCTCTCGACCTTGAGTTGCAGCACGACCGGCCGCATCGGCCGCATCATTAGCACTCGTATCTTTTTGTTCGCGCTGAAATGGGTTTTGTGCAAACCCAACGGCTTTATTTGCAATCTGCACCGGATTCAAATCGTTTATTCCAAATCCCATTATCTTGGCCCCTTGATATTATATGTGAAATTCTGCCAGTGCACCTTAAAGCGCTGACCGGCGATATTTTGGTTTGAAAATCTGTATTGAATACGCTTACCCCTAGCTCCAGCTAGATATAAACGCATGTCTTTCTGAGTGGCACCGGCTCCCCACGTATCAATTCCCCAGGTCATTGTTCCCCAGAGAGAAGCGTTCGGATCAAGGTCCAGATTGTAATTATCACCAGTGCCTGAATCAGAATCCGTTCGAACACCAACAGACATAAAATAAGCGCCAGCGAGATCGACAAGTAAATTGGTCCATCTGAAGTCTTTTTCAAAACTTTCCTCAGCTTTCCCGCCAGCAAATTCCTTAGTCCAGAAATATGAATTTATCGCCGATCCATCATCAGTCGATACACCGGAATTTTGCTTCCAAAGTTTTCCGGTCTGAGTGGAACTCCCAAAATAAAGAACACCGTTAAATACTGCGAATTGTGCAGCATTCAGACCCGTCCATGGAGCCCAAGATTCTCGCTGTTTTTTAGATAAATCAGTCTTAGAGAAATCCATGATGTAGATGCGATTATTCGTTGTCTGATTTGCACCCTTAGTCATGGATATGTAAGCGACGTTCTTAAAAACGATGCTCGAAATATTACCTAAATACGCTTCCTGAATATCAAACATATCGGGCTCGACACGAGAGCTCTTTAATGTAGAGCCAGCTGTTGCAATCGATAATGTGGCAACGTCAGTGTCGGGAGCATCGCCACTCATTCCGGCAACACCCACAAACTTATCAGTCTGCACCGCCGGGTATCCCATCTTATTATCATACTCGAATAATCCGTAAGGACTTTTACTCGAATAAGGCGCCTTGGCCCTGATATATCTCCAATTAGCAGGATCCGTATCAGCCATGTAAACTAGCCACACGGCTTTCTGGCAAAACACTGCCAAAGTATTGTTGAACACCGCTAGGCCCGTGATCAAATCACTCGACTGATCTCCGATAGCAGCAAAATTAGTCGTCAGATTCACCGTGTAAGGCTCATTAAGATCAGTCCACCAGAGAAGGCCTGGATTATCCGAATCATTCATGAAGAGTCTATTTTGGTGATACACTATGCAGGAATATTTCGGCGGCTCACCCTTATTAGTGGGCGCTGCAAGTCCCAATGATCCGTCAGCCGTATTGTCGTCATAAAGAGTGGTCGTATTATCGTTGACGGTGGTGACCCGCAAAAATGACGTACCACCAGCCACCGTTCTATAGATTCTTCGAGCCGACACACCAAAGCTTTGCGGAGCCACTGGTAAACTCGTAAGCCTGATCTGTTTTGCAGCAACTGCAAATGTAGTTAACGCTGAAGAAACATCACCCTCAACACTCTGAGAATTCACATAGGTGACCTTATACTGGTAATCCCCAGTCAAAACCCCAGCACCGTTTGAATTTGCACTTACTGTCATCGTCGCCTGAGGAACACCATGGCGAGTAAATGCCGTGCCGTTGTACTTATACGGAGTGACGTTTCCGTTTCCGAAAAACGCGTGATTCTCCATCTGGGCTGAGCCAACCCTCACACCCATGGTGAAGATGCTTTGTGCTGACGGGATAGTTACAAGGGATGTGTTATCAAGAGTAAAACCAGTGCCACCAAAAAAAGCAACCATGGTTTCAGCATTGTTCGTCCCCTTCCGGGTATACAATCCATCGCACGCAAAAGTGCCCACACTAGCTGTATTGACTGTGACAAAACCTTCCCTAGACCCAACGGATCCAGCACCAAAGGTAACGTTTAAACAATCCGGCGATTCATTGTCCTCGATAATCGATTTCTCGTATTTCGAGTTCATACCGCCGTCGTACAGCAGTTTTCCTGAGCCTGGATATACTATGCGGAATCTGCTCATATTATCCCTAAGTAAGTACCAGCTGAATTCTCTTCATCTTGAACTACGGCAAAAGCATCAGTGCGTTTTCTCACCGCCACCCATCGCAAAATATCCAGCTTCGCCCGGTCCCATCGTTTCGAATAATAAACTGCCATATCCGAATTAGAATCCTTAGCAGCCATTTCTGCCACGATATAATTCACAAGCTTCATGTGAAATTCTTCTGGAATCTCTAGAGTACTGGTCGAGGTAATCGCTGACGGCAACACATACGCCCAGATCTTCAAAGTTAAGGCGTCAGATGGAAGTGGTCTCAGTGAAATAGTGTAATCCCATTGATAATAAAACGTGGGAGATCCTTCTGAAGCAATACTCTGATTGAGTCCTGTAATGGCGTCATCCTCACGCATATTGATGGGCTTTAATTTTTTCCCGTCGTAAGTGACTCGCTTGATTGCTAAAACATTCGACGGAAAAGAATAATCCTGCTGACTCGCTACAGTCGTCGTCGAAAACAACCGCTCAATACATTTCGTCTCTAAAGCTAGCTCCAAACAAGCATCATAGATGAGCTCGAATATTTCATCAGAGCTCCAAAAACTATCGCTCACAGAGTTATATCTTCTTCGAGCCGCTTCTTCGATTTGACTAGGGGTCATAGTGAGCTCCATGTAATTTGGGAGACGGATCCACTAGTATACACAATACTCGATCCACTCGATGATGCCCAGCTGGCAACGGCCGAACTATTTGCGTTCGTCGTCCCACCGCTAAAGACATAGTACCAATTAAGTGAGCCGTCTTGTAGACTTTCTCCAGTGATATCCGTATCAGGACTTAAGTTGTTTGAAATAGTCCGAAACGCGTTAACAGATTCCGAGATAGTTGAATCCGGTGTGATAGATATTCCAACCACATTCACAAAGCTAAATGGTATGGAATTGATTGTGTCAGTCGTTGCTAGACCTTCGCCCCAATTCGCAGTTCCCCACGTCATCGTGTAAGCAAAATCGGCCTGTCCCCATTTTGTGCTGGGACCACCGCCGAATGCTCTCACCGAATTAGTAATGGTCTGCGTGAAATTGGCCAAAGCGAAAATCCTTTAGCTAATTGTCAGTTGATAAGTAACCGTTAAGGTATCATTAGCACCCTTGTTGACCGCTGTTTCCACGTCACGTGAAAGCAATGTGCCAGCAGTGTTGCTAGAGAATAATCCGTACTCAACAATGGCACCCGTGCCTGAGCCCGTCGCAAAGGTTGCCGTCACCTGATAAATCTGATTCGATACATAGCTGACGGTCCCAGTCGCACGCGAACTTTCAGTTCCAAGGGCCGTGTCGGCCGCTGACTCAGAACTTGTACCCGTGCCGATCCCGATATATTTGCAAGTGAATGTAGACGCCGCCAAAGCTGCTGACTTCAAGAAAGAAGCCAGAAACTCTTTGCCGTTCGTCGTCACCACATTATCACCCTCTCGGTGATCCTTGATCGTTCCATCAGGACCATAGAGAGTAATAAAATATCTGCCCTTGAGACTTAAATCCGCCATGAGATCATCCCGTCTTTTTCTTCTTAGGCTTGTCTTCTAGCGCGTCGTCCTTAAAGACTTCTTCGCTAAAATTAGCCTTCGTGTAAGCGTCTAGCTCTGCACGTGAGTTGAATTCTTTCCCGTCACGCTGACAAATAAACTTCTCTTTGGTCACGATCGCATCCTCTTCAGTGTGAGGTTGTAATCGCAACATTTTCTTCGTGTCCGCAGTCTGTTGGCTCATAGCATCTAGCTTGATACCACCCCAGATCATATTGCCCTTGAACATCGTCGCATCTTCGTAGTCCATCAGAACATAATCGCCCGCTTTTATCTCAACAGGCTCACCACGAAACTTGTCCTTAAGGGTAACTCCCTCAGGGTGCACATTATAAACTCTCCACTTTGCCATATCATTTTCCCTTCGTTTATCATTATCGGTTCATCATTGTTCCGGTATTAAATAAATATCCTAATATTATTGGGCTTGAATCCGTTGACGGACCAGTGTCGCCAGCAGTTCCAAATGCTGACATAGTCGCATCCCCAACGAGCAAACTTCCCGATCCTATTATCGACTCTGACATATTCATCGTAATCAAAGGACCGTCCAGAGCATCGGCCATGGTCCCGATTATTTCTTCTAGACCAGTTGCTGATTGCGTTGCGTTTCCAAGTACCGATGAGAATGACCCCAACATTGATTCGAGCATCGTCACTGTTGACGAGGCATTCCCGAGTGTACTTGATATTGTTCCTAAAAAAGATTCTAGCGTTGTAATGCTTGAAGTTGCGCCAGCTAAAGTCGAGGACATTGTGCCCAACATTGATTCTAGAAGATCCGCGCTCAACGTATCGCCAGCAAGTGTGGACAAAAGTGTTCCAGTTGAACCACCCACACCCGCTGTTGCTGCTAATAAAAGACTCATTTGATTCCTTCATTAGTATGTCGAGACCTCAGCCCATGACACGTCCACAACCAAGTTCGCAGTACCAGCAGCACCGAATACAACAGTCGGACCGCGTACGATAAAACCCTCATTCTGGGCTAACACTATCGGCATGTCCTGACCGTCAGTGAAATCCAAAGCCGCTTGATATATTGATGCGTTTGGCGTTGTAATCGTTTGTTGTGTCGGTAACTGAAGGATCGGATCTGAATCCAAAGTCCTGGTACCTACCGTCAGACCAGCTGCAACTGCAGATTTTCTGATATCAGTGACGAGAGTTGTCCCCATCGATGTTCTTTTTTTCATCGAGTTACCAGTCAATGTAATCGCCGTACCGACCGAGTCAGACGCCGAGAAAGATCTAGCAACTAAAACCTCAAACGAAGGCATAATAGTGGCTGTTGCGGCCGCCGTCTGCAGACACTGTAATCTGATGTAAGTCGGAATACATAATCTGGTGGCGTCACCCCAACGAAAGGAAAATAATGTTCCGTTCGCAGCTTGAGTCACAACTAGGGCTATCGTTGTCGATAATCGATAATGCCCGAAAGCACCGTAATCGATAGGCCGTTGAGTGACTCTCAATGCTCTGTAAGTGGTGCCGTCAACTTCAGCTACCGTGCCGCCGTTACCTTGTACTTGAATCGCCATGTTTCCCCTTCAATTCCAAACCCAAGCAACAGTCCATTGACCATACACAAGAGTTCCAGAGCCACCCTTATCACTCACAACACCAGGCTGTGCGATCTTCTGTCCTACGGTCGTAGCCGTCGCCTGCTGAACCGAATTTGCTCCAGGCTTCACTACTATCGGCTCATTGAGATTATTCGTGTTGAGACCATAAATAGTGAATCCAGTTCCTGACACAATATTGCCAGCCACAACTTTCAAAGTCTCGACCAAATGCTCGTCCGCCGTATGATCCGACGTTGCCGTTGGTCTGATCCAGGCTTCAACATATGAGGTCGAGGCGATCGTGGCCTGACCTGTCACCGCGATACTCGCGTCCGAGGCACCCGGGAAAGCTCCAAAATCTAATGTAGCAGTTCCCGTTGTCGCCACTTAAGGATTCCCCGCCGTAATCGATGCCGACGTCACAGAGATCTGTGCACCCGTCACAATCGATACCGTATTTAAGTTGATGTCAGATCCCGACGTTCCTACAGAGCAATCAAGCACAAAAGTCCCGGTCGAGTCGGCGATCCGGGCCCATGTCGCTGTACTTGTCGCATCAGCCGAAGTGTCTGAAGTAATGGCTGAGAAAGTAAGAACGCCAGCCGCTACCGCGCCACATGGTTTAGAAAATGTGAGAGTTCCCAGCAGAGTCGTTGCTGTTCCACCAGTTGCGGGCCTTGTGCCGTCATAGATTTTAAGTGTTCCGTTACCAGCACCGCCGTCGATCGCATTCACGATCTGAGTCAGGCGGTTATTTCGAACGGTTGTTGATAATCCTATAGTCATCGGATCACACCATTGCCGCTTTTATTTTGTTTAGCTTTGCATCGAGCTCAGCCTGCAAATGCACCGCTCGTTCTTCATGCCGAAGCACTTCAGAGATCTTTCGGTCTAAGTCAGTCTGTCTGGCGTCTAGTGCCTTATTGATCTTAACTTTCGCATCATCAAAACCCAGCTTGTCAGCCTTCAAAGCATCTTCATCATACTTGAGCGACTTGAACCGATTATCAAAGTCTGCCTCTTTACGGTTTAACGCTAATTCCTTAGCCGATAAAACCACACTGAGTTTTCCCAAGTCATCAGCAGCTTTTTCAATCGATTGCTCTTTTTTTATCAACACCGCTTCGATCTCGGAGTTCTTATCTATTAGTGCCATCAATTGCTTTTGCTGGGCCTGCAAATTATCAAGTGCCGCTTTCAGCTTCACCGGATCCGATACCACGCCTAGCAAGTTTTTGAGCTCATCAACCATCGAGGCCGGAGCTCCCTGAGATCCCATCATAAATACCTCACGTGTTAACGATTACAGCGACCTTCTGCCCAGGAATCACCTCGAAATACTCTGTCGCATTCGACGCAATCCTTCGAGAGCTAGTCGTTGCCGTTGGATTTGATCCAAACTCAACAGAGCAAATTGTGTCCGCATGGATGCATACCATAAAAGTGGTAGTTCCAAAGCCTGAGCTTTGAGTCGTGGTCACACCAATGGGTGCCGTCATCGTCGCGATCGGCGGCATCTTCACTACTGGCATCAAGTTGCCGTAGGATACCGACGGCCTCTCATGCTCAGTTATATATATTTTAGCCATTTATTACCTCACACACCAAAGACAACAAGATCAAACACGTCACCAGAAGTGCATCCAGAAATACCCACAACACCAAAGCTCTGAACACCTGATGCGTTCGAGTTTCTTGCAATGTGGATGTTCGATGAGTTCATTGATTTCTTACCGATAATCATTGCCTGCACGTTCTTCAAACCAGTCTCAACTGTTTGAGTTGATGCGTCTGCCGTGATTTCCATCATTACCACTCGTTCGTTTCCGAATACCGACGGTAATCTGCTTACTGTAAATGCCATTTCTTCCCCCTAGAATAATAGTTTTTTAACGTCAGTCTCTGGATTCAAAGCCTGATCAGTCATTTCCTCTTTATACATGTTCATTGTCCTAATAAAACTCTTCAATGGATACTGCACGATAGCCCTGATATTTCCATCGTTGTAAGCACCCAAAGTGCCACCCTCAGAGCAGTTATACCAGATACCTGGCACGGTCATCGCCACGTACTCAAACCAGCCCTTGAAATTACGATACGACGCCCACGTGTATACTGAGTTTCCAAACACGTCTTTACTTCTCAATGCATATCCTAAAGTCTTGTCGTATTTAGAATCCCAACCATGGAACTTCTTGTCATATGAGAAGCAAAAGTCAGCACCGATATATGCCACGATCGAAGCACCCAAAAAAGCTCTGGCGATATACATGCAAGCACCCAGAACATTCCCGCCGTTTGAAACGTAGGTATTGAACTTCTCCACACTCTCAACGATCTTCATAAAATCAGGATCCGGCACGGGAGCATTGAAGAAGTAGACTTCGCCTTGCCATTTCTCTAATAACTTTGGGCTAGTTCCGATGTAGCAGAGAAGTTTTCTTCCTTGAGTGAGATTCCAATAATGCTCAGGTGGATTCTTACCACCCTCTGAAACTTCCTCGATCGTCACTTCACCGGAATCAAGGGACACATAGAAATCAGCTGGACAATCAAGGTCCTCAAGAAAATGGAAGTTGTGCAAACATGATATGACCGTAATATCGCCGCGGTCTTTCAACTCATGCGCGTTGCCTTTTAACGACGGTCCAGAGCCAACGCAGATCACGGGCTTCTGATGGGCATATCCAAAGAATTTCCCCAAAGACTTATCCTTAAACGGACCAAACTTTGCGTGATTCTCTCTTATGTTCTTCTCCCAAATTGGTCGCCATGAACTAATCGTAGTCTCGTCATTCTCACATGCCTGAGCATGGAGTTGCTTCGGAGACATAGGCGGTCTATCGATATAAGGTTGATATTCACACCAAACTTCTGCTTTCTTGATTACCTGTGGATCGCTCATTTAATATTCCTTCATTTAATTAAATCATCACTGACAAAAAGCACCCCACCAAACGGCGAGGTGCCAATCATTTAAATCAACCGATTCCCCAAATACGAGCTTTGCTTGTACCTACGGTTGTAACGCCGGAGTTGATAGCAAAACCGAATCGAGGTGCAGTTGCGAATGTCGCACCAGCAGCAACGAATCCACCGTCAGTACCCAACGCTAGATCTGCACCAGCGTTGAAAGATGCCGCGCCAGAATCAAGTGCCACCAAGCTCACACCCTTCACCATGACCCAACCAAAAGTACCGGTCGAGATAGTGTTCTGTGCTACACCAAACAGCCAGCCAGCCAGAGACGCGTTCGTCACTGTCACCGAATAACCAGAGGTGAAAGATTGACCGCCGCCAGAATCCAAAATGCAGTACTTTCCAGTACCGATAGTGGAGTTTGCAGCAGCGTTGAATACATAAACGTACTCGTTACCGTTCTGGAGTGTTTTCACACCAGGCGTGTAGAGAGCTAGCGTCGAAAAACTTACTAGATCGTCAGATTTAACTGACTCTGCAATATTATCATATGCCATATTATTCCCCTTTCTTTCTTATTAAGCAGTCAATGCCGACAATTTAGCATGTAGGCGGTTGTTGCTCGAACCAATTGCACCCATCCAATATACCTTACCGACACGGATGTTTTGGTTCATAGGTTTAACGAACGGTTCAAAACGCATGTCCTCGTCTTTGTGTGCAAACAAATACAGGTAGTTTTCATTTAAGAAAAATACGTGGTTTGCAGGGCAGTGAGAGTCAGCAATCAAAGGTACACCGTTGAACATCAAAGAACTGAATCCGCCTTTAGCAGTATCAGAATCCATGAAGCGCTGTTGCGGCTGCAACAATGCATAGTAACGGTTGTAGTTTGCGCGAGTTGCCAAAGCTACAGTGGGTTGATCGTTGTCAACCGATGCAGCGTTGAACTGAGTCTGAAGTGCTGAGATAGACAAAGTAGTAGATGCCGAATCTACCTGAGACTGCCACCAGCTGTTCGACGTCTGAGATATACCACCGATAGTGTTCGATGTACCGACGATAGCGCGAAG